ATTCAGGTTTATATAGAGCGTTTGCGGGATGCCCCTAAAATCAACGTGTGGCCTGTACCTGAGAACAACGACTACGTTTTCTACTACTGGCGTATGCGTCGTATAGAAGATGCGGGGAGCGGCATACAAACCGCTGATATGAACTTTAGGTTTTTCCCCTGCTTAGTTGCGGGGTTGGCGTACTACATCGCCATGAAAGAGCCAGAACTTATGACACGTATCCCTATGCTAAAGGATGCTTATGAAGAGCAGTTTGCACTAGCGGCTGGGGAAGATAGAGAAAAAGCCTCTATACGTTTTGTTCCACGCGCTAATAGAGTGTATTAATGTCTAATCGTTTTGCATCAGCACAAAAAGCTATTGCGGAATGTGACATCTGCGGATTTCAGTATAAGCTACGTGAACTAAAAAACTTGGTGCGTAAAGGACGAGATACGAACTTAAAGGCTTGCCCTACATGCTGGAACCCAGACCACCCTCAATTGAAGTTGGGCGAGTTTCCAGTAAGTGACCCGCAGGCTATACGCGATCCACGCCCAGACAGAAGTTTAGGTGAGTCGGGAGACAACAGTAGCAGAGGGATACAGTGGGGTTGGAACCCTGTAGGTGTAGGAGATGACCCTTATAACCTTACACCTAACAACTTATTAGCTCATGGACAGGTGGGCACAGTGACAGTAACGACAACTTAGGCATTAAACATGAAAACACCAAAAGTAGTTAAGACCGTAGGATCGCCTACCCCAGTAGAAGTAAAAGACGCACCTAAACCAGATATGTCTGGCGTTAAGACCACAGGTATAAAAGTACGCGGTGTGGGCGCAGCTACCAAAGGAACAATGGCTCGCGGGCCTATGGCATAGCAATGAACTACACTGAACTGAAAACAAACATTGAGGATGTCTGTGAACAAACGTTTACAGATGACCAGCTTGCTATGTTTACTCAACAAGCAGAGCAGAAAATTTACAATGCAGTTCAGATACCCGCGTTGCGTAAAAATGTTACGGGTACAGTAACGCAAGACAACACGTACCTGACCGCGCCTACTGATTTTCTTTATGTATATAGCTTGGCAGTTATAGATGGTAGCGGTAACTACAACTACCTTTTGAGTAAAGATGTTAACTTCATACGTGAAGCGTACCCTGCTGCTACACCTACAGGGCTACCTAAACATTATGCTGTGTTTGCTGATGAAACGTTTATTCTTGGGCCTACTCCAGATAGCGGTTACACCACTGAACTTCATTACGGGTATTACCCTGAATCTATCGTTACAGCAAACACTACGTGGTTAGGCGATAACTTTGACTCAGCGTTGCTCAACGGTGCTCTTGTTGAGGCCATACGCTTTATGAAAGGTGAGCCTGATATGGTCGCGTTGTATGACAAGATGTATGTTACTTCTATGTCACTACTCAAGGTGCTTGGGGATGGTAAACTTCGTTCTGATACATACCGTTCAGGGCAACCTGTACTCCCAGTGCAGTAGGGTACTCAATGTTTTTACAATCTCCAAAATTAGAAGTAGGCAATGTGTCTGTAGCTGTAACTAGCAATAAAGGGCACGACCCTGAGTTCTGGGCGCAAGCAACCGCTGATAGAATTGTTAGTGTGGGCGGAGACTGTCATCCAGTAATAGCGGAACAAGCTGAAGCATTCAAAGAAGCAGTACGAGCAACAGTTTTGTACTACATCAAGGAAGCGATAAAAAGCGATAGGACTACTCTTATTGCTCAACTAGAACGTCAGGGTCATAAAGACATGGCTGACATAATTAGGAGTCTATAATGGCTATTACGACAGCAATGTGCACCAGCTTCAAAAAGGAACTTATGGAAGCAGTCCATAACTTTAAGAACACAGGCGGTAGCACGTTTAATCTTGCGCTGTACACAAGCAGTGCGAGTTTGGGTGCGGGTACAACCGCTTACACTACTTCAAATGAAGCTAGTGGAACTAACTACACAGCAAAAGGCGCAGCTCTTACTCGTGTAGACCCAACCACATCAGGCACTACGGCCTTTACGGACTTTGCAGACCTGACATTCTCAAATGCAACAGTTACCGCAAGAGGCGCACTTATATTTAACGACAGTGCTTCTGGTGATCCGTCTGTCTGTGCTTTGGATTTCGGTGGGGATAAGACATCAACTGCTGGTGACTTCACCATTCAGTTCCCTGCTGCTGATGCCTCTAACGCGATCATTCGCATCGCATAGGACTTAACGTGTGGCGAATGTTACTGGCTGGGGTAGAGGCACTTGGGGTGAGGGCGCATGGGGCGAAGAAGTTCCAGTTCTCGTCACGGGTGTCGCAGGCACTTCGGCAGTTGGCACAGTCACAGTTGATGCAGAGGCTAACACCAGCGTCACAGGCGTTGCAGGCACGAGTGCGGTTGGCACGGTTACAGTCGTCGCAGAAGCCAATGTTTCAGTCACAGGTGTTGCAGGTACTTCAGCCGTTGGCGCTGTCACTACTACAGCGGATGCAAATACTAGCGTCACAGGTAATGCAGGCACAGGCGCTGTTGGTACGGTTACAGTCGAAGCAGAAGGAATTGTCCCTGTCACAGGCGTTTCTGGAACGTCAGCAGTTGGTACAGTTACCACTGATGCAGCGGCAAATGTTGCTCTTACAGGAGTGGCTGGAACGTCTGCGCTTGGCACCATCTCGCTGGTTACAAACAATAATATCAGCGTTACAGGCGTTGCAGGTACGTCAGCCGTTGGTGTGGTTACAGTCGTTGCAGAAGCCGACATTGATGTTACGGGCGTTGCAGGTACAGGAGCGGTTGGCACAGTCACTACAACAAGTGACGCAAATACTTCAGTTACGGGCGTTGCAGGTACGGGTGCCATCGGCACAGTCTCTATCGGGTTGGGGCAGACGATTGTTCCAACGGGCGTTGCAGGTACGGGAGCAGTTGGAGATGTAACAGTAGTAGCTAAAGCTACGGTAACACCGCTTGGTGTTTTTGGTACTGGAGAGATAGGCGCGTTTAATGTTTGGGGGCTTGTAGATGACTCACAAACACCAAACTGGAACAATATAAACGACAATCAGACTGTAGAATGGTCTAATGTGTCAGGTAGTCAAACCCCTAACTGGGAAGAGGTAGCTTAAATGGCAACTTACGTTAATGACCTTCGCTTGAAAGAGATTGCCACTGGCGACGAAAGTGGAACTTGGGGCGAAAGCACAAATACAAATTTAGAGCTTATTGGTAATGCAATGGGCGTTGGTGCAGAAGCTATTGCTAACGCATCTAGCCACACAATAACAATGGCTGATGGTACTGCCGACGAATTTCGTTCTACGTTTTTACGTCTAACTGGTGGCGGTCAGGCTTGTACGGTCACACTAGCTCCTAATACGTTATCTCATACTTGGATCATGCGTAACGAGACAAACTCGACCTTAACGCTTACTCAAGGTTCTGGAGCGAATGTCGCTATTGCTGCTGGACAGACTAAAATTGTTGCAACAGACGGTGCTGGATCAGGAGCAATTGTCTATGAAATGGATGATCTTGAGCTTGCTGGAAACCTAGCAGTAGGCGGCGAGTTATCTACCCCATCAGCAGGAACCTCTAACGTCCGCTTTGGTGTCAACGCAGGTAACAGCATAGCCTCTGGCGGCAACTACAACGTGGTCGTGGGCGATGAAGCGGGTACGGCGCTTACTACTGGTGATAACAACGTAGCTATCGGTTTTGAGGCATTGAAGACAGAAGATGCTCATGGAAGCAACACCGCCGTTGGTTATCAAGCTCTTAAAACTCTTAACGCTGGCGCAGCAGGTTATAACACTGCTGTAGGCGTTAGCGCAGGAACAGCTTTAACCACAGGCACAATTAACACTATAGTCGGCGCATTTGCTGGTGATGCTCTGACTACAGGTGGTAGTAATACCGCATTAGGATACGGCGCTCTTACTGGGGACACTCTCGGTTCAAGATCAGTAGCCATTGGGCGAGATGCTCTGTTCAATCAAAATTTCACCACGGCGACTGATACTTACAACGTCGCAGTAGGGCATAACGCTGGTCAACAAGTCACCACGGGAGTCCAGAACACTATCGTGGGTGGTCTTGCAGGTGATGCGATTACTACAGGTGGAGATAACGTACATATAGGTTATCTTTCAGGATCAGCATCTACGGACTCAAATCACAATACGAGTGTAGGTTCACACTCTCTTGCGGTTAATACTGGTGGTCAAAACACCGCAGTAGGGCGCGATGCTTTGGCGGCTAATACTTCCGCAAGTTTCAATACAGCGGTGGGTAGGTCTGCTGGTGCGTCACTTACTACAGGTCAAGAAAATGTTGCTATCGGTAAGGACGCTTTGCTGACTGACACGTTGGGCAAGTTTTCAGTGGCAGTTGGTAAAGGTTCCTTACAAACACAAAATTTCACCACGGCGACTAATACTTACAACGTAGCGGTTGGTTATCAATCAGGAGCAGCAGTCACCACGGGAGTCCAGAACACTATCGTCGGGGGACTTGCATTAGACGCAGCCACCACAGGCGCAGCACAAACGGCTATAGGGTACGCAGCCCTGA